GTCCGACCACAGGCTGTGAACGTCGGTGCCGGCGATGACGCGGGAGAAGCCGGGCCGGGTTTCGAGCGTGCCGGCGTCTGTCACCAGCAGGTTGCGCAGCTCGCGCGGGATCAGGACATTGGCACCGCCTTGGGTCGTGCGCTTGAGCGCATGGTCAGGCGCGCGGGTGTTCATCCCGTCGATGCTGGAGAACTCAATCGGCTCCATCACCAGCCCCGGTTGAAGGCCACCACGGGCGGGCGGCGGTCAGCGCGCTTGCGCTGCACGTTGGCGTCGGGCCTGGTGCCAAACGCTCGGGCGAAGCGGGCTTCGTGCTCCATGGCCAGCTTCTCGTCCTTGGCGTCGGCGTCGTGCTTGCGGTAGGCGTGCATCAGCATCCCGTCCAGCAGACGGCGGTGGTAGATGGGCTTCAGCTCGGGCTCGGCCGTGTCAAAGTCCACCGTCAGCGGCTCCAGGGGTGTGCGGTACACCGTCAGGCGCAGCGTGCCGGCCTCCGTGGGGGTGGGCACCACGCGCACCGATGTGACCTGGCCATTGACGATGGCCGTGTGCGGCGTACCTTCCATGGTTTCCCAGGATGCGCCCGTGTCGTCCATTTCCTCGATGCTGCTCAGGCGCATTGGCTTGCCGGCCAGTGTGGCGCGCTTGACGCGGATCACGCTGCCGTGCAGGTCATAGGTATTGGTGCCGGCCACCAGGGTGATTTCGCAGCAGTCGGCGGTGGTGCTGTCCTCAATCAGAAAAGCACGCTCGGCTGCGTCGTTGGCCGACTCATTGAGGTAGCCGACGATTTCCTCGTCCGACCACAGGTAGGCTTCCTCTGTGTCGCCAGTCTCCTGGCGGAACAGCGCAATGAAGTCGGCCACGTTCATCAGTCGTCCTTGTCTTCGGCCAGAGCGGCGGCAGACACTTCGGCCCACACAGCATCGACCTCGGAGCGCGAAGCCTGGAAGCCCAGCTTGGCGTTGACGGCGCGCAGGTCGGGCTTGCCATCCTTGTTGAAGTCGCCTTCGTTGTCACCGTCCAGCATGGCCTTGAGCACCTTGGCGATGTGGTCGGCGCGGTCGAACTGGGCCGCCTCGGGCTTGGCGTCCAGCATCATGGCCTGCTCGGGCGTGAGGGAGCCGGGGATGGCGCCCTTGGAAATGGCCTCGCGGTGGAACATGGGGTCCAGCTCCACGCCCTCGGCAGTGACCAGGGCTGTGTGGCCAGTCACCAGGGAAACGTGGATGGGCTCGTCGGTCGGGCTGCGGAATTTCATGATTTTCGTCCTCAAAAAACCCGGTGGGGATCAAGCCACCGGGGGTTAAAAGGGCCGGTGAAGGCCCACCACAGGAGAACAGTGGGGATCAGCCTTGGCTGAAGGCGGCGCGACCGATCACGTAGTACGTGACAGCCAAGCGCACCTTGCCGGTGGCCGGGGAGCCGCCACCAGACACCCAACGCACGGTCAGCGCGGGTTGGGTTGAGGTGTGGATGAAGCCGGTGGGCACCAGAGCCACATGAGCACCCAGCGCGCGGATGTTGCCGTCGTTGAGGTAGCGGTTCTGGGTGGTTGCGTCACCCACGTCCATCACGTCGGTGGAAGTGGAGTTCCAGGCCTCGGTCGTGGTCAGCGAGCCGCTGACGATCACGGCGTTGACGGGCAGGCCCAGGGCGGACACGTCCACGCCAGTGGTCACGTCGGCCAGGTTGATGTCCACATAGGCCGTGACCAGTTCTTGGCGGCCGGCGTTTTTGGTGATTGCCATTTGAGTGCTCCTTACAGCATCAGGGGAGGAAAAGAGGGTGATGTGTCAGGGGAGGCGCGAGGCCTCCCCTTGTGCGACTTACTGCAGGTAGTGGTCGCAGGTGACGATGCCGAAGTCCTCGGTCGATCCGTCGTAGATCGAGTAGAACTTGGGCTTGAGCAGGCCCATCATCTTGTCGATGTTGATGCCCTGCTGGCTGTCGTACTGGAACAGCTTTTCGGTCCATTCCGGTGCGCCCAGGTCGGCCATGCCCAGAGCCTGAGCACCGCACAGCATGGTGCGGGTGCCGTTGACCAGGCCGCCAGAGCCCCACTTCGAACCCGAAGTGGCGCCCTTGGTGTTGTAGACCAGGTTGTGCTCATGGATCACAGCGCCGTCCACGGTCACGGTCGCACCGGTGAACCAGGGGCTGTCCATGCCGGCCTTGGTGGCCACAGCAACCACGGCGCGCTGGTAGTCGGCGTCCTTCTTGAGCGCGGCCAGGGTCTGCGGGTGCACGAACAGCACGTAGTAGTCCTTGCCACCGGACTTCAAGGGCTTGATGTAGTGCTCCTTGGCGTAGGCGATCAGGTCCACGATCATCGTGTACTTGGGCACGAAGGCGGTGGTGATGTTGCCAGTCACCGAAGCGGCCAGGCTGGTGCCGTCGAACATCAGTGAGCGCTTGGAGGTCGGAGCCGACACGTCAGCAGCGAACGCCAGGTTGGGGAAGGGCGAACCGACGCGGGCGGCGCCGTTGTTCTTGAAGGCGTAGCTGATGCCGGCCATGGTCAAGAACGCCAGTTGGTCGCAGCGGTTGGCCAGCCAGAAGGCCAGGCGGTCCTTGCCCATCTGACGGAAGTTGATGACCGTCTTCTGCTCGGCCAGCTTGCCCTTGTTGCGCACGGAGTGGGTCAGCAGGTCGATGGTGATTTCCTGGCTGTACGACTGCATGGCTTCTTCGTTGCCTTCGCGTTCGTTGTCGCCAATCACACCGTCCTCGACCAGATCAGCAACGAGGTGCATCAGCACTTTCTCGCCCTTCTCGGTCTTGGTCAGCTCGGTGATGCGCTGGATCAGCGCGTTTTGGCCCGTACCGATGAAGTTCTTGATGAACATCTGGTCGCGCGCAGCGGACCAGACATCGCGGGACCAGACGTATTTCTGTTGGGGCGTGAGAGCCGCAAAATTGGTAAGCATTCCATGCTCCTTGAATGAAAGACAAAACGGGGTTCAGGCGTTTCGCTGCCAAAGCGGAGACATGGCTGGTGAGGCGGCCAAGGGCGCCGTGCGTTTACCGCCTGCACGGGGCGAAGTCCATCCGTTGCGTGATGTACCGGGTCAGCGGGTGGATGACTCCCGCTGCCCGGCCGGCTGGCTGACTTAGAAGATGTCGCCGCGAGCCTTGGCCTTCTCGGCTTCGCTCAGGGCGTCAAACTGTTCATCCGTCAGCGATGCGTAATCGACCTTGCCGGCCGTTGCCCGGTTGCCAATCCCGGCTTGCACCGCTGGAGCCTGGGCATCTGCTGCCTTGGCGCCGCGTGCAATCGCATTTGCAGTGCGAGTGTCAACCGCTGCCTTGTTGGCAGGCAACCCCAAGGTGGGGGGTGCGCCTTCCTCTGGGGCGAATTTGGGCGCGATCTTGTCCACGGCGAGCTGCAGGGCCTTGGCCGGAGCCATGCCGCGTGCGATGTTGGCGTCACGGCTGGCTTTGATAAGGTCCAGGGCGTCGGCACCTTCGGGCGTGTTGAGGTAGGGCCAGGTTTCCACGGCTTTGTCGGCCACGGTCTGAAGGTCCACACGCGCGGCTGCTTCGCGTTGCATGGACATGGCCTGTTGCGCAGCTTCGGCGGCCACATGCCGGTTGATCTGGCTGCGCAGCTTGGTGGCCTCGCCTGTTTCGCCCTCCATCAGCAGCTCGATGTACTTCTGCTCGGCGGCGTCCACGTCGAACTCGGGGGCGGCCGGTGCTGCAGGGGCGGCTGTCGTCGGCGCTGGCGCTGCGGCCGGCTGCATCTTGAGGGCATCCAGTTCACGCTGCAGGGCTTCGGCGCGGGCTTCGGCCTCCTTGCGGGCCTCGTTGACCTCGTTGAAGCGACCCTTGGGGATGGCATTGGATGGCTTGCCGCCAGTGGCCTCGTCGGGCTCATCATCGGTGGCAGGGGCGGGTGCAGCGGGCGCAGGCGCTTCTTCGCTGGTGGGCGTGAAGTTGTCGCCACGGTCCTCGTCGGCGCCGGGCGTGTCGCCCGCGTCGGGGTTTGCTGCGTCGATCACTTCGCCGCCCAGGTCGTCGCCGTCACCATCGACGGGCTTGCGCAGGACGTGGAAGGCAGAGAGGCGGCGTTGCAGTGCTTTGATGTTCATGGTTTGCGCTCCTGTGGTGTGGTGAACTGCTGGATGAATAGTTGGGTGCGGGCTTTTTCGTAGATGGCCCTGATCTGCTCGTCAGTCAGCACCGGGCTGAAATAGAGCGGAAACAGCCGCGCCAGCAATGCCCTGACGCGGAATCTCATGTCACTGATGCGGCATCTCATGTGCGGGCCTGCTCGCGGGCAATGGCACGCACCACGCCACGGAAAATGAAGTCTTTGAGCTTCTGTTCTTGCGGCAGGTCGGTGAAAGGCACCAGACAGGGGTGCTCCTTCTTGATGGGGTCTTTGACGCGGCCATAGGTCCAGCCTTCGGACAGCTTGTGCTTTGCCCATGCCTCGTGGCCGGCCGATGCGCCTGCGTCCGGGTTGGCCAGGTGCAGCTTCACGCCCTCGATGGCGCTTTCCTGTTGCCAGCGCGGCGCCTTCTCCCATGTGGTCTGGGTCTTGTCGCCCAAGCCCTCGCAATAGGCCATGTTGACCTCATGCGCCACGCGGGCGATGGCCAGCACCAGCGGGTCGGCCTCGATGGGCTCGTCGGGCACCTGGGCGGCCAGGGCCACGGCGTTGGCCGCGTTGGCGATGGGGTTGAGCTTCGTGTTTGCCATTGGCTTCTCCTGTGGTGGTGGGGGATCGTTGTCAGTCGGCCGCCGCTGTTTCGATGCCAGCGGTCATGCCTTCAGCGGCACTCATGGGCTGCTCAGGGTTGAGCGGCGTCAAGGGGTTGGTGTTGGTTGGCATGTCCAGACCCGGCAGTGCACCGGCAGGGGCCTCGGGCACGATGGGCGCGGCGTCCTTGTCCACGTAGCCAGCAGAGCGCAGCAGGGAGTCGGCCAAGCCTGCGGTGGCCGGGGTCTGTGTGATGACCTGGGCCGTCTGGATGGCGCTGAACTGGGCTTCCACCGCCTTCGCAGCGGTTTCGGTCACTGTCTTGTCGGCCTGGGCGTTGAGCAAGCGGGCCTTGGCCTCCAGCGTCGGGTCGGCCGGCTGCTCCTGTTGCTGCATCTGCTCCAGAATCTCGTGCTTGTCGGAGAGGTTGGAGTAGCGAATGACCGTCGCGTCGGGGATGGCGATGCCTTCCTTGCGCATTTCCAGGGCCTGCTGGAACTGGGTGTTCTCGAACGTGACCTGCATGGGCTGCTCAGTTACCACCACGTCGTAGGTGCCCAGGGTGATGTCGTTGAGGTACTGCCCGGTGGCGGGGTCGAACTTGTTGACCTCCAGCACTTCCTCCACGTCGCGGCCGGTCACGGGGTCTTGCTCGGTGATGCGGAAGATGCGGTAGCTGTCGTAGTAGCGCTGCACCAGTTTGAGCACGCGCTGGGCCAGCAGGTTGCGGGTGTAGCTCAGGTTGTCCAGTGGCACGGCGAGCTGCTGCTGGCTGGCGTGCTGCTTGGCTTGGATGGCGATGCCGCTGACCTCTGCGCCTTGGTTGCCGCGCATGGCTTCGGGCACCGTCACGTCCTTGAGAGCCTGGGTGGCGCGGTCGATCAGCTTGTCAACGCCAGTGGGCACGCCGTTGGCGCTGATCTTCTGCGGCGCCGCGCTGCCCTTCTTGTGTTCCAGCACGATGCCAGTCTCGGCACCGCGCTGCTGCAGCTCGTCGGTGTCCATGTTGGTCAGCGATTCTTCTTCCACGATCCAGCCGCTGTTGGCCGACGTGTTGATGATGTGCACGAACTGGCTGACCGACTTGTTCAGCGCCTCCTGCGGGCCAATGGCGTTGTCCACCAGGCCGCGCGTCTGCCCACGGCGAAAGTAGGCGAAGTACGGCACGATGCTGAAGTGCTCGTAGGGGCTGAATGCGTCGTGCAGGGTCTGGGTGTAGGTCGTGACGATCCACTTGATCCGCTTGCGCATCCGCATGGCCTGCTGTGCGCCTGCTGCCAAGGCCGCGTCCTGCTGCTCCTTGGTCATCTGGTCCATGATGAACACGTCGCCTGTCTCGGGCATCACCAGGCACTTGGTGCGCTCGTACACCCACTTCTGGCGGTCGATGATGCGGTAGCGCTTGAGCCCATCGCCTGCGTCGTTGTAGGCGTCGGCCAGGCCCATCGTGGTGTCCATGCCGAATTTCGGGCGCTCCACGTCCTCGCCATCCAGATCGCCAAAGTCCTCGCCGCTGTCGTTGGACTCGCGGGCGATCTTGAGGGCCTTCTGGCCGTACATGCCGCCGATTTCAGGCTCGGTCAGCCAGCGGGTGATGATGACATCGCCCCAGGTGTCGGGGTCGTACTGCTTGGCGTCCGGGTCGGGGATCACGTCACGCGGGTCGTGCGTGGCCACCTCGATGTCGCCCTTGACGTTGGTGTCGAAGTTCATGCGCAGCTCGAAGTAGCCGCGCTGCTCGATCAGGCCGTCCGTGTAGACCTGAGTCTCCTTCCAGTGCATCCTGGCCTGGTCGCACACCTGCTTGACCACCTTGGACAGCAGGGTCGCGGTGGCCATGTCAGCCTTTCCGCCGCGCGGGCGAAAGGCAATGTCCATCCGGTTCTGAATCTGGTGCCCAATGGCAGCGTTGGTGCTGGGCATGATTTCGTTGAACTCGTAGAACGGCCGGCGCTGGCTGCGCAGCACAGCCTTGTCGGCCTCGCTCCACTGGCTGCCGCCGCCCAGGTACATGCCTTCGCAGCGTTCGGCCTGCTCCATGTACTCCACATGGCCGCGATCTTTGCCGTACAGGTAGCGCGCCCAGTTCTCTTTTGCGTTGTCGTCCATGGTGTTCATGCGGCCTGGGCCGATCCTCCGGTTCGGGTGTTCATCGTTTTCAGGCGGTCACGCCAGCTCGGGGCCTTCTTGGCTTTGGGCGGGCGCGGCACGCCGGCCGCAAAGGTCATGGCCACGGCATCGCCTTTGTCTGGGCTTCGGCCCAGCAACTCCCGTATCTCGTCCTTCTCACGCATCTGGATGGCCGCGTGCTGGCCCAGCGTGACGACCTTGTAGCGAACGGCGCACAGGTCGGCGGCCAGCTCAGCGTCGGGGGGCAGCGAGATAGGGTCGGGGTTGGCAGGGTCCAGGGCCTCGCGCAGCCGCCAGTACATTTCGGCGCGCACGTTGCGGAACCGCAGGGTGCCGTTCTTGTCCAGCAGGGTGGATTTCTCGGAGCCCACGACAGCGTGCACATGCAGGCCGACGCCCTTGATGAAGTCCAGGGCGCTCGATCCGATGCCGATGGCGTCCACCGCGATCACGGCGCCATCGCGCACCAGGGGCGCAGCAAAGGCCGCCGTGGTGGGGCCGTCCTTCGTGACCTGGCCGGGCGCCGTCACCAATTCATCGAACCACTGGCCATGCCGGCGCGCGGCCGTGGTCTTGTCCATGCCGCCACGGGCTGGATCAAGGCCCATGCTGGTCATGTCGCCCTTCTTGATGGGGCGCGGCTCCCATCGGGCTTGCGCGGCCTTCACCCATTCGGTGGGGATGGTCTGCCAGGCGGGGTCGGCGGCGCCAGCGTTGAAGTCGCCCTTGAGCATCCGGCTGCGCAGGGGCTCGGGCAGGGCCTGCAGGGTGGCCTTGTAGCCGGTGAGGGTCAGAAACAGGTTGTCGTTGACGCTGGACGGGATGAATGTGCGGCTCTTGGGCTGCATCCAGTCCTTGCCCACCATCACAGGCTCGGGGCCGGGCACCTCGCGGTCCTCGCCCTTCTCGTCGGTGACGTACCAGCGCAGTTCGCCAGGTGCTGCGCGGTTCGGGTGGTTGTCGTCCAGCCAGGCCGCCCAGTACCGCTTAACCCACTCCCCTTCGGCGGTGGTTGGCGGGTTGCCTGCGCACACCACACGCTGGCGGATGTTGGGGTTATCTGTCCGCATCCAGCCAATGAGGGTGCGGAACTGCAACTCGGTGAAGTGGGTGATTTCGTCGAA